ATGCTTTTATTTTTATCAGCTGTTTTACTGTGCATTCCACTAAGAATATTTGTGCCTGCTCTTGGCGTTGAAATTGCGCCATCTGACTTGCTATGCCTACTTATCCTCCCTTACATACTAATCATTCACCACAAGATAAATAAGTGGCTTCTACTCAGCATAATTTTCTCTTTCATCTCACTAATATACGTACAATTGTTTATCCAGCCGGGAAACATCGCCCGATCTATTTTCTCCATAGCGTTTTTCTTCAAGCCATACCTAGTCTATTTGCTGGGTAGAAACATTGGAGAGTCAAGCATTCACCCTGACAGGTTCAACAAGACATTAATTTATCTACTCACGGCAACCGCGCTTGCAGCAACGGTTGACGCGATTTTCATGAAGGGCCACGTTACTATATTTACTGAATTTGAGCGTATCCCAGGCGAAGTAATTTACGGTGCCGTCTTCGACCCTACATTTTTCGGTATGAAATTTCATGGTAGCAATGGAATAAATGGAATAGCTGTATTTTTTTCGACGGCATTCATGATTTGTCTATCGCTAGGCGTAATCATGAAACCCAAAAAAAGCATACGGATTATTTCGTACACTGGAATGTTGTGCAGCTTAATACTCGTACTTGGCAGTGGATCTAGACAAGCTGCATTTGGTTTAATCGTTAGTTGCTTATGTTGCTTCTTCGCGGGAAAAATGACAGCCGGCAGGATATTTAGAGCTGCTCTATACATCACGCTTGCCATAGTTTCATCTGCAACCATAATAGCGATTTTCTCAGACTACTTTATTGAACTATTCGCCAAAATACTTTTGATGACAGATAATATCTACTCTGGAAATTGGGATGGGGTTTCATCAGGAAGATTAGGCCTGTATATGATAATTATTGATGACTTAATAAGCAGCCCGATATTTGGTACTGGCTTTGGTGGCTATGGGCTTTTTAACTCTGAGCTTGGCTACTTCGATAACGATGTGAGCACATCAGGTTATACGCCACACAATCAATATTTAGGTGCCATTTGGAAAATGGGAGGTCTTGCTGGATTGTTCTATCTGATATTCCTTTGGAGCATCGTAAAACCTTTCTTCAAAACCCCTCAAAACGATGAATTTCAAAAGAGATTTTACATTGCAATGATGGCAATGGTCATACCATTCTTTACTGTGTTTAATGTATTTCAAGATGGTCTTTCTTCCCCATCTACAGGCCCTATATTACTGCTGATACTGGGTTTCTATTGGCGACGCGCATTCAACTTAAACTCCAAAAATAATTCAACAATGCTCGCCCGACCTCACGATGCATTCCATCCAGTCAATTAAAATGAAATCATAAGCGGTACTATGCAAACGTATCGTCTTTTTAGCGCCTCGCGAGAGGTTATGACTGCCAGTCTTAGGTAAGCCTTCGGGTTGGGGGAAAGAGAAAGCCATTCAGGGATTATTTTTTGAACGAAGAAGGCCAAGGCTCGGCCTTCTTCGCACTACCCCTTAAATGACATTTAAACATTGAGAGGCGAACAAACTCATAACACAGCTAGAGCTTATGATAAACCCTGCTTGCTAAAGATAAAGCAATCAACGTTCTCTGGACTCTCGTATGTGTCAAGAATTAGAGGACGTTCCGTTCTCGGCCGGATATAACCACTTCGGATAGAGTGGGTATATACGCCGACATTTACATTATTCCTGCGGGCTCTTGCATCGACAGCTACGCTATCAATACAGTAATTCATTGCACTGCCATTACCGCAAAGTTCACCGCCGCTATTTACCATCCGGGATGAATCCTGACCTTCCATGACTACACCCCAGGCATTCTGTGTTGGCCCACCACCAGCCTCTGTCCCGGTGCAGTAGCAATCAATGACTGAGTTATTGCTACCGCCGTTATCAATAAGGACAAGCGACCGCCCAGTCCAGTTAACAGAGGTAATATCCTGAATAGTGCAATGCTGGCCGTAGTGAATATGAACTCCGACAGCAGAGTTCCCTGTGAACTCCAGGCCTCGAATTATAACGTTACGAATCGGCACGCACGTAGCAACAATGGCTCCATCCGGATGTCCTTTTTTGAGAACATTGTTGATCACCAGCGACCCGCTGAATACTCGAATAACCTGCCGAACTTCCATAGGACCATCAAGTGGAAGCGGCTGCCTATGGAAGTCTGTTGAAGCATCGGAAATTACAATCCAGTCCCCAGCAACATATTTTGTCGGATCATCGACAAAAATTTCATTCTGATTCAGAAAAGCTTCCCGGGTTAAAAAACTTGCAGGCCGGACCTTCCCTTGATAATCAAACGCTGCATAGCTCGGATCGGTAGGTACTTCCGGATTTCGACCAATTCCGCTTGAGTCAATAAGCACCTTCTCAATGCCTGGTGCGGGCTCAATGACCAGACCGTGAATCGGGGTTAGGTCGGCCTTATTCAAGGGCACGGTAGTCTTGATCGGGCATACGTCGCGGTTAATTTGAATCCAGCGATATCCGGCTTGAATAATTGATCTGAGCTGAGGCCCATTGTCGAGCGTGGCGCTTGGCGTGAATACATATGGTGTTGCGTAGTACACAGACATGACTTCTCCTGATTAGTGGCTATCCTTAACCACTCGACATACTGTACATGCATACAGTTCAAAATCAAAACGAAGCAGCCATATTTTTGTTTCGAGATTTCTCTGGCGTACGCCTGGCAAGCCCGCAGCGCGATCACGGCGTTCCCCCCATTCGTCGGTGATGGCGATAATTCGTTGATCATGCGCTGAGTCAAGTTTGGCTCTACGGACTGCATGAAATCCTGTGGTCGCTCAAGCAGAAGCGCCGCCCTCGAGATCCCGTTGACCCGCTCTGCCAAAGCATTTTGGTAGCAGTCATAGCCGCCCGTCATGGAACACCGGATGCCGTGTTTCGCGTACTGTTCCTGGTACATTCCCAAGCGATACTGGCCGGCTCTATCCGAGTGATGAACCAGTGGCTGCGCGGTTTGATCCTGACTCACGGATCAACGCAACCTGCACTACCGACTCGGTGTGCAGACTTTCATGGACCTGGTAACCACGATCTTTCGCGAAAAAGCATCCGTCACAAGTCTCAGATAGGCCACACCTTCCTGAACGGGCAGTTAGGTGATGTCAGCCACCCAGACTTGTTCCGGGCAGGTTGGAACAACCTGTTCAGGACCCGGTTTGAGTAGGTTCGAGTGGCGCAGAAAGCGATGATGACTGTCGGTCGTCTTGTGATATGCCCGCTTGCGGACCACCAGTAAACGCCTTCGGTGCAGGATCGAAAACAGCCGATCTCGCCCCACTTGCAGTTCTAGTTGAGGCTGGCAACGCAGCAAGTGGTGCAGCTTTCGGGTACCCAGACGCGGCCGACGCTGACGTTTTTGCTGAACGAAGTCGGCAACTTTCTGATCCAGAACCAGACGAGTTGCATCGGTGCGATTGCGTTTGTAGTAAGCCTGTCGGCTTATCCCCAAAAACTGGCAAGCCCTGCTGATGCTCAGGTTTTGGATTGGTTTATGCGCGAGGAATTGCCGGGACGCTTTTTTACGACAGAGAGACCATAGGCGTTTTTCAAGACATCCACGACCGCCTCGAAAAACTGCGCTTTTTGTTTGGAAAACGCCAACTGTTCTTCAAGCATCTTTGATGCGTTGCCATGGCGTTAGTGGTCGTTTTCTGTCGGGCACAGACCCCATCCCGGCGAGCCAATCTATGTGCCGGGGTCCACTCTTGCCGACCACGCTTGCGTAACCACGTCAGAACGGTCGTTTTGCCTTGGATCCCGTAGCGCTCTTGAGCCTCTTTATAGCCCAACTCGCCTTTTCGATTTGGTCGACGACCGACAATTTAAAGGTCAGCGTGTAGTCTCGCTAGCTACACCTTTTTCCTATCTCCATTACGCCCTCCTGGAAATAGATCAGAAGGTGTAGACCTCATTCAGGACGAAACACAGACAACAAAAAAGGGCCCACCTTTCGGTGAGCCCTTCTAGACCGCCCAGCAGAGCGGATTTTGTTTGGTAGGCGCGATTGGACTCGAACCAACGACCCCCACCATGTCAAGGTGACCCCGGAACACGCGCAAGCATATGATCTGTAAAGGAAAACACTGCTTTTCAGCGTCATCCAAATACGCTATTTCACCTTATAAGAATCAATAACTTAGCGTTGTATATTCCTACAGTGGTTCCCCTCTCCGGCGTCCTGCCGACCGAACACAAACTACCCAAAGAACACCGACTGCTAAGCTGTTCACTCCACCAGAGGAACGCCGATGCCCAACTCAGACCTGCTCCCTTCCCTGCTCTCCAAGCTCTACGAAAACCAGCTGGCCCTTGAGGCTTCCATCATGGAGCTATCTAACTGGGTCGAGCAGCGCGGTTCCGCTGATGTGGCTGAGAATATACGCGGCGCTCTGCATACGATCGACGAGAACGAAGAGTTCATCAAGCTGACTCTGGCCGTCCTCATGGCGCCCGACTGATCGTCGGGAAAACCTGCAGTTCGTCGCCTCAGGCCTTCCGCCTGTCCAAATCTCGAATACTGTATGAACATACAGCATTCGGAAGCACACCCCATGAACATCGATGAAGACACCTGCGAGTGGCTTGGATGCCCTACACCCCTGGAAATGTACAAACATCATGCGGCCATGCTCGAGGACGAGATAAGCGACCTACAGCTCCACCTGGCCAAGTCCCGGGCAAATATCGCTGGACTGGTGCAAATGAATGACACGCTGCTTATTGCCAAAGCTCGGGCCGAGCGATCTCTCAAGGACGCTTTAGAACGCATATCGGGGAAGAGCCAAGAACCTGCTGAGACAGGGAGCTTTCGCCCTATCGACCTAATTACCGAGCAGCGCGACCATCTGTTCAGGGAGAATCAACGGCTGCTGGCCGAGCTGAAGAGCCTCAAAGAAACTTCAGCCTAGCTCGTCGGCATACGCGGCGACCGCCTCTTCGGTCAGCTCCCGCCACTCGCCGCTGTCGATTACGCCTCGCTCTTTCATATCGTCAGCCAACGCCAGGCGCCTCTCGTAACGCTCCTCTGGTGTGGCTGAGTTGAAGTCCTGATCGTTGCGCAGGGAAAACCACCCCTCCATTGCGTTGATCTGATCGATGTTAATTGCCATGACGAATACCCGGGGCCAGTGTCTACAGTATAGAGATTGGCCATGCCCAGGCTGTTCATTGGGGCCGACGAGCGGAGACGACTATGTGCGGAAGACTTTCCCAGTACAGCGGCATTCATGACTTCGTTGCAGCGCTGAGCATGCCAAATGCACTGGCGAACTCCGTGGGTGAGTTGCCCCTGGAGCGGTACAACGTCGCCCCGACAACCCAAGTCGCCCTGCTACACCTGCAGGGCGATCTGCTGCATGCCGACCTGGTGCGATGGGGATGGCGGCCGCACTGGGCCAAGGACCGCGCAGCGCCGATTAATGCCCGCGTTGAGAAGGTGGCCCACGGCCCATTCTTCCGCGCAATCTGGCCGCACCGGGCAATCACGCCCATCGACAACTGGTTTGAGTGGGTGGACGAAGGCGGGCCCAAGAAGCAGCCCTACCTGATCCGCCGGCGGGATGGCGCACCCGTCCTGTGCGCCGCCATTGGCCAACTGCCCGACAGCGACGAAGGCCCGGGCGAGCACGACGGATTCGTGATCATCACCGCCGACAGCGCCGGCGGAATGGTGGACATCCACGACCGGCGCCCGGTGGTGCTGACGCCGGACCTAGCCCGGGAATGGTTGGACCCGGACACGCCCAAGGAGCGCGCCGAACAGATGGTGCTGCACCAGGGCGAACCCGCCGAGGCCTTCGAGTGGTTCAAAGTCGACACTGCCGTGGGCAATGTGCGCAACAAGGGGCCTGAACTGATCCAGCCGATCAGCGAGCAATAGCTCTGACGTAAGCCTGGCACGCCCGCAGCGCGATCAATCCTTGGTCGCCTGCGTCGGTGATGGCGATAATTCTTTGAGCATGCGCTGGCTCAAGTTGGGCTCGACGGGCTGCATGAACCACGCCGACGGCGCCGGGGGTAGCAGGCACGTTGCAGCCACTGGCTGAATCCGTGGCGTCGAGAAGGACTGACAGCCGCACATCAGCAGTAGCAAGACGGTCACGCAGCAGAGCCTGGTTGCGCTGGGCATCGGATAATTCCTTGGTGTGTTGTTGGTCGGAGGCGGCCAATTGCTGCTCGGTGGCGAGGCGCTTGTCTTGTTCGGCGCGGGCCTGGGCGTTCGCGGCATTGCCGATCGCGTCAAGGTCCGTCTGGAACTGCCCGGCCTGCTTTGCCAGCTTCCCGTCATACCGCCAGTCCTGCACCTGCCAGGCAGCGCCGAAACTTACGGCCATTGCCAGCAGGATCATGGCCAGCTTCTGTGCCGGCGTCATGCTGCCCCCAGGAACATCAACCGCTCAGCAGCGCGGCGTTTGACGAGTCCTCCCAGTACCTGGCCGCCTGCCTTATTCCAGCGCAGGAACTGCTCTGCAGCTCCGACGTAGTCGCCGGTGTTGAGCAGTCTCAGCAGTGTCGATGAGGCCAAATTGGCAGCGCCAAGGTTGTAGGTGAAGCTCATCAGCGCATCCCATTGCGCTTGGTTGAGGGTCACCTTTACCAGGCGTTCAATCTCGGGCTCAAAGCGCGCGATGTCATTCAGCAGCATCCGCTCGGCCTGGTCGTTGGTGATGGTCATGCCAGCGGTGACACCCCGCGTGGCGCCGTAGCCGATCGTCCAGACGCCAACCGAGTCTTGGTAGGACTTCAGGCGCAAACCCTCGAACGATTTGATCAGGCTCACGCCCTTTTGCGATGTGCGCATACTTTTCTCCAAGCAATAAAAAACCCGCTCAGGGCGGGCGGTGTAGAACGTCGGTAGTTACGCAGGCACGGCGGGCCATTCAATGGCATCCGGGTACTGCGGTTGCTCGATAACCCGGCTCAGCGCTACTCGGTATTTCTTCCAGGACTTGAGCGCCGCAAGATCTGCGTCAGTGGCTTCGTCGACATCCACGGCGTCCTGAAGTGGCGCGATCGCATAGTCAGCGACGGCACGCAGCCGGGTGATCTCGGCCTGAGCCAACTCCAGCGGGTCAGCTGCAGGTGCTGTCAGCTCCGGCACCACCTGGACGGGCAAGGAGTCCACGGCCACATGCAAAGTGATGCTGTGCACCAAGTCGGCGGGCTCACCATCCTTGGCCACGCTGACAGCCAGCACGCCCTCGTTGTAACCGATGTCTACCGAGCAAGCCGCGTCGACCTGGTTCAGAACAAAACCCCAGCCCTCTGGTGGTGGAACCATCCCAAGCGTTCCGTGCACCAGATACTGGCCAGGGCCCGGGTGCTCGGTGGTGATGGTGCTAACGCCCAAAGACGTGACATCGATGACGGCGCCGTCGGCACCGAGAATGTTTACTGCTGCGCGAGTGGTCATTAGATAGCCTTCAGTGTGCCGTCAGCGGCGCGAGTGGTGTTCCCGGTGTGATAGATCTCAATCCAAGGTGTTACGGCACCGTCGTAAATCGATTGAAATTTAATGGTGCCCGAATTGCCAGCAAGCCCATAAGGCCAGGCAACCGTCAGCCTGTTAGAGCCATCAGAGTGCCGAAAAATCTGCTTGTAAAAGTAGCCCGTACCGCCGGACGGCATGCCCGGAGAACCTGGCGGGTAGAGGTTTGGATCAAGCCCATGTACAGCGTTCGTCAACCAGCTTTGAACCACGCTTGTGCGCGTTCTGCCGACTGCATAAGAGCTCGCCACATTCCCGTCGTCATACCCGATCGCGGCCACCGCCGCACTACCAAGCCCTAAGCCAGCGCGAGCTGTAGCCTGGGTTGTGCCGCCGGTACCGCCCATGGCCACAGGAACCACGTTTTGCGTGGAGACCGTACCCAGGCCGGCCAGGGTGGCGCCCCATTGGTTGACGATCTGCCGGAGCTGATCGGCTGAGTCCTTTACGTAGCCCTGCATCGGAGCCAGGGCGTACGTGCCAGCAGAGACTGTCGCCCCCAGGTAGTTCGGCGAGATGGTCAGCACCGTGTTGCTGGCGATGTTGGTCACCTCATACCAGCGCCCATCGGGCCCAGTCCATGCATCACCTACGCGCCCGTTGGCACTGAACGACGTGCCTGTGCCAGTGACCGTATTTGAATTCAATGCAACTGCAACTGTGCCGGCTCTGTACCAAGGCATACTTTTCTCCAGGAAATAAAAAACCGCTCAGGGCGGCTATTGGATATTGAATTGTCTGGTGAACGGCTAAATCACTGGCTTAGCGAACACCACGGGCACATAAAATGTCGCAGCGTTAGAGACTCCAATCGTAAACATCACAATCCGGTTGTTTGCGTAGTCCCACACGCAGTACAACTTAGCGCCCTTGCTAGAACCGGCACTGACATCCATCCCTATGTTGTTGATCATGATGTAATCGCCGGAGTCCAGTGGGGATGGCGCTGTAAAGTTGACCTGGGTCTGACCCTGTGGTGTTGTGCTGGATCCAATGTAGGTCCAAGCCGATATCGTGCGGGTGAACTGCGCGCATGGCGTCCCGCTATCAACCAGCAACTTGCTTTGCCCATCCCACAATCTAAACCCATACTTTGCAGTGGGAGTTGCCCCGCCGAACGAGGCCACAAAGAACTTTCCAGAGCCCATTCCCAAGAATGAGAAGCCCGTCCAATTGCCTGCGGTACCGGTTATCTTGGCGTAACTTATGGTTACCGAGGCACTGGGACGGACAAACACCAATGGCGGCTCTTGGGTGGTTATCGGCGATGGGAATACGATAGGTCCGCTGTAGTCTCCTCTGTACAGGACAACCAACCTGGCAAACTCAGAGTCGATGACTACGACGCCTGAGAGGTTGATAAAAGACATTCCATAAGAAGGCATTATCGGTACTTCATCACTAGAAGCCTCTGTGTGGCCAGCCCTGGGGCCGGCGGCGAAGACGGATTTATGCTCCGGTTAACGTACCAAACCCTTACTACCCCGGACATGACCTGGGGTTCGTATTGGATTGCGTTCAGATTCTGTGCGCTGGGATCTTCAGGGTATGGCGCGGTCGGAACGCATACAGCGCTGCAAGTTGCTGGGTCACAACCAGCAACCGTTATGTCGCTATACAGTGTGCCGGCCGGGCGGGTTACCAAGGCCGAGTAGATAACCTGCACAGTGAAAGAGTTTTCATCCAATTCAAGGAGGCCCGTAGGCCCCCAAACTCTCGCCCCATAGCTCATGCTGAAAGATCCCCCCACTGGTATCGCTTCACACCGTTCTCATCGAACACCTTGCCACCGGCGTTGTTGATTACCTGGCGTGCCTGGCCGCCGAGCGAGCTATTGATTTCAAACGTCCCGTCGAAGAACAACTTCCAGCCGGCAATACCTGCCTGGTAATTGTTCGACTGGATGTAGTTGCCGATCTTGGCGTTGGTGATCGTCCCGTCCTGAATCATGGCGGAGCTCATGAACACCTGGCCGCCCTGAACTACAAACGGCGTGGTGAAAGCACCACCATCGATTGTGTTCACTACGGCAAATCGATCAGCACTCACCAGGAACTGGCTTTGCAACAAGCCATCGGCGCCCTGCTCGATACCCAGTCCAATCCCGGCGGCAACATACTGACCATTGGCATTGATCTGCATTTTTACTGCCCACATCGTAGACAGCTTGCCGGCGGTGTCAGCCTGGGCCCTGGCCGTGACCTGAATCGCCGCCTTGTTCTTCACCTCGCTGATAGCGCTGGCCAGGTCTCCCTCGTCGGTACCGTCCCGCCCGCCGCCAACAACCGCCTGAAGCGTGGTGGACTGTGAGGCGACGGCCTTGCTGGTGTCGGCCAGGGAATCGGTGACCGTCTGAACAGCGGCCGAGTTTTCATCAACCTTCGCCTGTGTCGTGTCGATTTTTTGGCCCAGAGCGGTGTCCGCATTCGCCCGGGCGATTGCCTCTTGGTTGATCGCCGCGCCGTTATTGCCGACGGTGACCCCCATCTGTTCGATGCGAGTCCCAAGAGCACTATCGGCATCAGCCCGAGTCGACGCTTCACTGCCAATCGCAGCAGTGTTGCCATCGACACTGCTTTTCAACTGAGCCAGTCGTGTCGCCGAAGCAAGGGTTTCAGTGGCCACCACCTGCTCAAGCGAGGTAAGCCCGGCCCTGTTCTGCCCTACCGCCGCATCCAGCGACGTGGTGCGCTCAACCAGTGCTCGGTTGGCCTGCTCGACCGAAATCACACGCTCCGCTGGGACTCGCCCAGAGGCACACCAGCGCTGTACGTTCTGTGGCGTGCAGCCAAGAACGCGAGCAAGGGCCGACTGGCTGCCTGCTGCCTTAGCTGCACGCTCTGCTGCATTAGGTTCCATAGAATCCTCGTTAAAACTTCAATTACAACTCAAAGTTACAGACTTTCGAATTTCACTACAAGTGAGAATTGCAATGCTCGCTACAAGTGCTGGTTGTATTCTCACTTTCATGACTACTACCTCCTCACGCATAGCCGCAGCACGAGAAGCGCAGGGACTCAATCAATCTGAGTTAGCCCGCAAGCTTGGCGTTAGCCCTCAGTCGGTCCAGGCATGGGAGTCGGGGCGCTCAACTCCTCGAAACCCGCGCATCAAACATCTGAGCGAAGTGCTTGGCGTCTCAGTGGCCTACCTGATGGGCGAATCTGGGCCAGCCGAATCACACAGCGTCACTGCTGACACCTCTCTGCAAGCAATCGAAACCTGGGACGAAAGCACCCCTCTTGATGACGATGAGGTCTACGTCCCCTTTCTTCATGAGGTTGAGCTTGCGGCCGGATCTGGAAGATTCGCGATCGAGGAAAGCGACAGCTCTCGGCTGCGGTTCTTCAAGAAGGATCTGCGGCACAACGGTGTGCAATTCAGTAATGCAAAATGCGTGGTTGTAAGCGGAAACAGCATGGTTCCGGTGCTGCGAGACGGCGCAACCGTGGGCATCAATATTGGAAAAAACACGCTGAAGGACGTGGTTGATGGGGAGATGTACGCCATCAACCACAACGGGCAGCTCAGGGTTAAGCAGCTGTTTCGCCTACCCACAGGCATTCGCCTGCGCAGCTTCAACCGCGATGAACACCCTGATGAGGAGTACACCTTTCAGGAGATCCAGGAGCAGCAAATCGGCATTCTGGGCCATGTGTTCTGGTGGGCGATGTACTCCCGCTAACCATTGCGTAGTTTCACTCCAGAACCCTAGAGCCCGCCATTGAGCGGGCTTTTTCATGCACTCTGAAATTACAAAAGCGCACCCCTCTGCAAAAATAATTACAACCTAGGCTTGCACATTACAATTTTCAGTTGTAGCTTTGTTCCATCGCCGGATAACAACCGGCCAGATGGAAGGCAGCGATGAACCGGCCTCAACGGTTCAGAGGGTTGGCAACTGACCCGGGCGTGCAGCGTAAAGCGCCAAGACGAGTTATCCAGCGGGAGAACAAGCCGAAGGGCCCGCGGCTGGAGAGACATTTGATTCAAGCCGGTGACCAACGCCAGTAGCGGGTCACGGCCAGATCCAAACGATTTGAATTAGCGCTCTGAGCTTCGGCTATGAGGAGCGCCGGACCTCATGTGGTGTGCCGAACAAACTACCCAGGCACAGGGCTGTACGCCGCATGTTGTAAATACCCAATGACCACGCCGGTAACGCTGCTGATCCAGCCGGAGTGACCAGGGAAGCCCGCCGCCGCACACGACTACCGAAACCTGCAATCAGCAGTGGGGAATAGGCACCAGCAACACGCACCGCTGACGCAACAACCCCGGCCTGTCGCCAGTAGCGAGGCCGGGGGTTTCACCGATAGGCCTTGGCGACAGGGCCTAACGGGAAACCAACCGGGAGTCACAACGATGAACGAGATCATCAACGGCGCATGGAAGGGTCACCTCGGTAGAGGCCTTGCGCCCAAAGAACTTCAGTACCTTCTGGCCGCCGCCCAGGGCATGACTGCCAAGGAAATCGCCAGGCAGTTCGACGTTGCAGCGTGCACCGTGGCCAAGCGCCTTTCCTGCGCAATGTTCAAGCTCGGCGTCACCCGCCAGACGGCAATGATCGCCGAGGCCATGCGCCGCCAAATCATCTCGCCGATGTGCTTCGTCCTGGCTGCCCTGATCGCCATGCACGCAATGATCGGTGACGAGTCGATGCGTCGTGACCGCCGGGTGCCGGAACGCCGTACAGCGCAAGTCAGGATGGTCCGCCGCGCCGAACAACCGGTGCTGCTCGCCTAGTCCATGAGGTGGCCACTGCCTGCCCAGTGAGCGAGCTACGGAGGATAGGCGGCCATGTGAACCATGAGCGATTGAAGGCGCCTATCGCGCCGACCTGCGATCACATAGGGAGGTCTGTGTGACGCAACGAAAGCCCGGGCAACCCCCGGGCTTTTTTACGCCTCGCCTTTATCCGTCAGCACCCTCCCCTGCGCCCAACGGCAACCAGCAGGCGGTCAGGCTGCTGACGAATAAACGCAACCCACTGAGGTATCCGCCATGCACGCATCAGTTCAACAGCGAGTCGATGGGGTTGCGGCCCTGCGAGTTCGCTCCCGCATTGCCACCGCCGAGTTCTATGCCCTGATCGGCAAGGAGCAGCCCTTGCAACAGATTCGCTTCCAGGTCATCACCCGCGGCAACGCTTACCACATCGTGGAGCGCTCCACCGGCAAGGTGAAGGGCTTCCGCTGGACCTGGAAGGAAGCAAGCAACTTTGCCCAGGAGCTTGAATCTCGTGCAGATGGCGTGAAGGTGACGCTTTCAGGCGGTGCGCTGTGATAGGCGTCCCGATGGCCAACCCTCGGGACACAGTGATCGCGGATCTGCATCGCCAGATGGACGCATTCTTCGGCGCCGGCAACAAGGCCGAGCAAATCGCCAGCGGCGTCAGCGGTGAAGTCGGCGGCCCGATCAAGAGCACCCGCAGCATCAAGCTGAAGGCTGCCCGCGACAAGGATGCGCCCAGGCTGAAGGAACTGGCTGAAGCAGGCCTGACTGCCATCGAGGCCGCCAAAGAGTTCGGCACTGAAAGCAAGCGGGCGCGGCTGATCGCTCAGGAAAATGGATTCAAGTTCGCCGACAGCCCGTGAAGCGCATCAACAACCAGGTGCGGCAGCGCCGGCGGCAGGCATGGCTTGATTTGCCAGCACATGAAATCGAAGAGGTAGGCCATGGCCAAGGACAACGCGCAGATCCAGCGGGACAAGCGCGCGAAAGAGAAGGCGTTGCTCGAACGGATCGGCGCCGAGAAACGAACGCTGATTGTCTCGAAAGCGCTCGATGATGCACTTCAGGTGTTGGGCGAGCGCCACGACTTTGAGGAATGGCAGGAAACGGTATCGACCTTCCTGATCAATTTGGCAGCAGCCCCCGCCGAGGAATCTGCACGATTCGCCGAAATGTCGAGACTTCTTTTCGAGATTACCGAAAAGCAGTCGCGACTCCTTGAAGATTTCAGCAGAACGGGAATCAGTACAACTTAAAAGTGTGGATTGCTGCGTCTTACTAAAAATGGGCGAGCAAAAATCGAACAATTAATTTTATCTGCCTCATACAGTAAAGCTGTATGCAGCTCTCGTGCATTCCGTATTAAATCTTCGATGTTATCCATAATCTCGGCGTGCCTAGGGAGTGAATGCTCAGGATCTATTACAAAATCAAGTCCCGCTCCAAAGCGAATACTGTTGATCGCCTGGTAGGTTGAGAAGTATTTTTCATATGCAGGAATTGCTTGAGGGAAATATATATTAATCAACGTCCAGTGCTCATCCGACCTTGGCTGTGCCTCATCACCAGGAACCGAGACTACCTGTGGCTCAGGGAGCGCTTGCTTTTGATCAATTTTTCTCACCTCGCTAGCCATACGTGTCGCATTGACATGCATGTTTCGCATATCTTTAGAGATCTCGACATAGAGACCCTCGAGCTTATTCCTAAGTATTTCACGCTCAGCTCTTCTGGCTCCGAGAACGTAAGTAATTACACTCGATGAAATAGCGCCGCCAACTAATGCGCTAATTATTGAACTAAAAATATCGGCCACGCGCCTCTCCTTGATCCGGCTCCATGCCGGTCACCCGTAATACCCCAACTGAAACCAACTTGCCACTACAGGCAACGCAGGTAGCTCACGATCAGAACAAACTACCGGGCTGAATTCATGCTCTTGGCTCGCTCCAAAGCCATTGGCTCAACTTCGGTGAATGCCTGCGCCTCAGATTCCCAGCTCTCTGATGCGTGCTTAAACACTCCGGCAACGCCAGGCGCGCCCGTCGTGGTTACAAACACGGCAGAGGTCGGTTTTCCGTCGACGTAATCATCGAGGGTGATGTTCACCTCGATTTCGCCGACTCGAACAGTTTTTGATTTCCCATCTTTTGCTGTCACAGCCTTCTCCTTGATCCGGCTCCATGCCGGTCACCCGTAATACCCCATATTAACGAATCACGCCAGCCAGCACCTAAAGGCCGAAAATCTTGAAAGGCAGATCGCCATAGGCCCAGATCAGCGTCCCAGCAATTACTAGACTAAACAGCGCTCTATCGGACTTGTTGAAATAAGGCACGAACTTATCTCGCTGTTCGTTCAAGCCTTCCCAGCCAAAACCAGCAGGCGTTATTGACAGTCTTGCTCTGACCAATACGGCTTCGGCCAAAAGAGCAAACACGGTGGTAACTGCCCCGCTTCTGCTAAACCAGCCCCCAAGATCAACCCCGGATAGTGGTGGGTAGGGAACTATCAAAGAGAGCACGGGGGCGAGGATCGCCAATGCGATCAAGCACCAAGCGACCTTCAAGCTATTTTGCAAATCATCATCCACTGGTTCTTTGAACGACATCGAAACGTTCCCGGCTTACCAAAAATTCAATATACCGGCGAGGCCCCATCATGCCCATTACTTACGGAAGCGTGTGCAGCGGCATCGAAGCCGCAACACAGGCCTGGCACCCGCTGGGCATGTGCGCCGCCTGGTTCGCCGAGATTGAGCCGTTCCCCTCGGCGGTGTTGGCCCACCACTACCCTGACGTGCCGAACCACGGCGACATGACCAAGCTGGCCGCCCTGGTGCTGGCCGGCAAGATCCCGGCACCGGACGTGCTGGTTGGCGGCACCCCATGCCAGGCCTTCTCGGTTGCTGGTATGCGCGAAGGCCTCACCGACCCGCGCGGCGCCCTCACCATCAAATACGTGGAGCTTGCAGATGCAGTTGACTATGTTCGCGCCGGCCAGCGAAAGCCCGCCAGCGTTATCGTCTGGGAGAACGTCCCCGGCGTCCTCAGTGACAAAGGGAACGCCTTCGGATGCTTTCTTGGTGCGCTTGCTGGGGAAGACTGCGAGCTGCAGCCTCCAGGGAAGAAATGGCAGGACGCTGGTTGTGTGTATGGACCCAAAAGAACAATCGCGTGGCGGGTCCTGGACGCCCAATATTTCGGCCTGGCCCAACGACGCCGTCGTGTGTTCGTTGTCGCAAGTGCTCGAGACGGGTTCGATCCCGCCGAGGTACTTTTTGAGCGCGAAGGCGTGCGCCGGGATACTGCGCCGCGCCGAGGCGAGGGGCAAGACGTTACCGGAACAGCTCCTTTCGGCCCTGCACTCCAGTGCGGATGTGGATCCGTCTTCGCTGAATCCCTAGGCCAATACGGTTGCCCGAACTGCGAAGGCGATGAAGGGCCGGCGGTGTCAATGTTCGGCGGGATACCGGCGTTCGGCGGTCACGGCCTGGAAGGATCAGTTGAGCGATCCGCCACGCTTACCGCGAAGGACACCCGCCTGGATGTGGAAAGCGAAACATTCTTCATCGCGCCGACACTGGCTGGCGGGGGCCGAAAGTCCGGAGGGTACTCGCTCGACGACATCCCGCTCACGGCTCCAGCACTTCGCGCCCAAGCACAAAGCAGCCACCGAGCCGACTCTGAAGCATTCATCGTGGCTGGCACTCTGCAGGCCGGCGGCAAGGCGGCTGGCAGCGCCACTCAGCAGGATGCTGAATCGGGTCTGCTGGTGGTGCATGGCACGCAAGACCCTGGTGTCAGCGACAGTCTTGCCTTTGCCTTGGGCCGAAACAACGGAGCGGAAAACGCGGTGCTGGCATTCTCCTGCAAGGATCACGGCGCCGACGCGGGGGTGATTGCCCCTACCCTGCGGGCAATGAATCACTCAGGCAGCCACGCCAATGCAGGCGGGCAGGTCGCGGTGTGCATCACTGGAGACATCACGCACACGCTCAAGACTGAGGGGTTCGATGGGAGTGAGGACGGAACAGGCCGTGGGCAGCCGATAGTCGCATGCCGCGAGATAGCCCAGACCTTGACCAGCAACTACGGCAAGCAAGTCGACAACACAGACTCATCCCTGGGCCCCAACGTTGTGTCTTCCACCAGCGCTGTCCGTCGACTCACTCCCCGCGAGTGCGAACGCCTTCAGGGTATGGCCGACGACTACACCCTGATCCCATGGCGCGGCAAGCCAGCCAGCGAGTGCCCGGACGGCCCCCGCTACAAGGCGATCGGCAACAGCAAGGCCGTCACCGTGGTTCGATGGATCGGCCGGCGCTTGCTGCAGCAGCTTTAAGCTCGACCGGCAATCAGCCTGGCACCAACCTCACGCCCAGCAACCTGCGCCAAGCCACGGTCAACATAGGTTCGGTCACCGGCAACAACCGGCACCACCACCTCACCACCGCGCTTTACCTCGACGTTGATACGCCAGGTCTCCCGGCCTTCCTCGTCCTTGTCGCATTCCATGTAGTTCCAAACCTGAAAGCCTTCGATCTCATCGTAAATATCGTGCTTGGTCATGGTCCAGCCCATTTAGAGGAAGGGGCCATCGTAGCACCACACACCGGGCATGGCCCGGCAAGGAATCCCCGTGATCAACCTGTTCTGGCGCCTCGTCGCCAAGCTGCTTGCGCGCCCGGCGGTTGCCGCCTCTCTCATCACCCGCGCCCAGCGCACACCGTACCTGCACATCATGTCCGCCGACGGCGCCGAGATGTACATGGGCCGCTGGTGGCTGTTCAACCCCTACTCCCGCGACACGCACAAGCCGGCGCGGTGGTGGTGCCCATGGTCGTTCCGCGTACACCACATCATGCGGCCCGATGAAGACCGGGATCTGCACGACCACCCGTGGGATGCCCGCACGATCATCCTCCGCGGCTGGTACAAGGAGCAGCGCTTGATAGAGGGCTTCGAGCACCAGCTTGCGGCGCTCGGCTACAGCGGCTCGTCCGAGGCCACGGAATACATCGATCGCCAGGCTGGTGACACTGCCCGACTGCGGCACGGCGAGTACCACCGCATTGATCAGATATCACCAGGCGGCGTCTACACCCTCTTCATCACCAGCAAGTGGCGTGGTGACTGGGGCTTTCTGGTCAACGGCGTGAAGGTGCCATGGCGCACCTACACCGGTGCCGATGACTGAAATCACGATAGGAGTACATCCGTACTCCACCCGCAAAACCTGTAACCCCTCCCCCTTCAAAGTCAGCCGCTATAGCGGCAAGGACGAAGTCATGCCTGAAGAAAATGGAAAGCACTGGAACGGCGAAGGATTGCCGCCTGTTGGAACAAACAGCGAAGCATTCAGCGCTCGGACAGCGACATTTCGGCAATGCACAGTTCTGGCCCACCGCAACGGAATGGCTGTAGTTAGCTTCCTCGATCAGGAGGAATTGCAGTGGGCCACAGAGTTTCGCTCGGCAGACAAGGCAGCAGCCGATGCACGGGATTCCGCCATCAACCTGATGATCGGTCACGTCAAAGATCACCCGGGTGGTCGACACGGTGCGCCGCACCTGACGCAACTCAAGATTCAGGAAGAGGCATGCCGAGACCTGTACGACGCTGGGTACCGCAAAGAGGTGACGCCATGATCGCCACCCTCTGGTTCGCCTACGTCTTCATCTACAAGGGGCCCAGGCCATGAATACCTATCGACACACCTTCGCAGCCATCTGCCCTTCCGACGGCGAAACGATCCTCTACAGACTGGAATTGCGCTCGAGCGCCATGATTCGCGTCGAGCACATCAAGGCGACGACAGCGCTGATCACCAAAGGCTGGCATGAACAGATTGCCGACAGCTTGGCCGAGTCCCTTGGCGGCGATCAAACCATCATCGCCACGCACCAGGGCGTTGAGATCGAAACAGTGAGGCTTAGCGGATGATCCATTACCACGGCTTGCCGATAACACCGGAGACGGCCGCGGCCGCGGCGATTGGTGGTGGTCACGCCTTCGTGAGCTTCAGCGATCCCCGGCAACTCGCACTGGCGGCGCAAGTCTGCCAGTCGTTTGCCGTCGACAACGGAGCGTTTTCCGCTTGGAAGCAGGGCAAGCCGGTTACCGATTGGCAGCCGTTCTATCGCTGGGCGGCCGACGCGAAGCTGATACCTGCGTGCGACTTCGCCGTAATACCCGACGTGATCGATGGGGACGAAGCCGCAAACGACGCGCTTATCGAGGAATGGCCGCTGCCACGGTGGTTCGGTGCGCCGGTCTGGCACATGCACGAAAGCCTTGAGCGACTGGAGCGCCTGGCGAGCAGTTGGCCAAGGGTGTGTATCGGCAGTTCGGGCGATTATTCGCAGCCGGGCAGCGCTGCGTGGTGGACGCAGATGGCAAAGGCAATGCGGGTTGTTTGCGACGATTATGGCAGGCCGATGTGCAAGCTTCACGGCTTGCGCATGCTTGACCCGGCAATCTTCGGCCACCTGCCTCTTTCCAGCGCTGACAGCACAAACATCGGCCGTAACATCGGAATCGACCAAGCCTGGCGCGGCACGTACTCCCCGCCAACTAAGGAGGCCCGCGCAACTGTAATGCGCAGCCGCATCGAGTCGCACAATTCGCCGCCCCGCTGGACCTACCAAACCCCAGAACCGGCGCCGAAACAAGGCGCACTGCTATAACCACCTTCCCCCTTAAGGCCTGCCGGTTACCGGCGGGCGAGGGTCACGGAAGCTGACTATCAACCCAGCGTTCGGCTACCGACATCGCTTCGTCCAGGGCGGCAGGGTAATCGGCCCAGGGCCCAGCCAGCTCAGCTGCGACTTCACCCATTCCGTGTATGTCCACGGGCTCGATGATTGTCGCGGATACAGGCACCGGGTCGTTCGGCCTTTTCCAGGCGAACTTGAGGAATACCGTGTGACCTCGGTACTCATGAGCGATCGGCACATCTAGGTTGTGTGACACGCGTCCTCCCACAGGCGCAACGACTTGAACACCTGTTGTACACCCATCCAAAGGGTTGAGAAACCCGAGCAAAACGCCATTACTCCATTCCCCTATGGCCATCGCAGAGCGGTGCGCCGACTTCTGCCGCCCAGCGCGGCAAGGACACCACATGTTCGCATTCAAACTCACCCTGATCCTGCTGGGCGCTTTGCTGTACCTGGTCGGCACCGCAGGCTGGTTCTTTTGGCTCGGCCCACGCCTTCTGGCCGACGGCGAAACAGCCGACATCCTCTACGCCTTCGCCGGCACCTGTGGCTGGCTGCTGATCACCTTCGGTTTCATCGTTCACATCATCAAGACAGCGCGGCCCGCGGCGGCCGGCGGGAGGTAGCTATGGCACGACTTATTGCGCAGATCACAGTAAAGCTGCCGCGCCTCATGGAGGCCGGCGAGTACAGGAAGTTGCGGTATGTCGGCGGAAAGCCGAGCCTGCAGCAATTGAAGAAATGGATTGAGGAAGGCGAAGTGATCGGAGAGGTAAAAGGCGGGATGTATTTCGTCGATGTGCAGGCAGCAATCATGGGTTCGAGTGACCCGCTGCTGGCGAAGATGCTGGAGATAGGCTGATGGCTGCCCGGCCCCGCACGCTGCAAAACAGAAAGCTGCCGCCAAACCTTTACCCTAATGGGAAGTACTGGCGGTACCGCAACCCGGTCACCGGCGTGATGACCAGCATCAACCGCCGCCTGGAGGAGGCAATCAAGCTGGCCCGGGCAGCAAACCTCAAGTTTGCCGAGCTCGTCGTCGATGACGGCTCGCTTCTGGCGGTGCTGACCGGCGACCGCCTGCCTATTGTGAGCAACCTGCTCACGCGATTCGAAGAGGAGTGGCTGCCGGACCGGTCATATGCCGCGCGCACCCTCGAGGAAATCAAGTTCAAGCTTGAGCGGTACCGGCAGGATCTGGGCGACCGGCTGATAGGCCAGTTGGATGTGCTGGCCATGGCCGAATACCTCGACAACTTCAGCAACAACGCCTACACGAAGCACCGCGGGCTGTGGGTGCAGATCTTTGCCTTTGCAGTAGCCAAGGGCCTGGCCGAGCGTAACAACGCCGAGCTGACCCTGGTGAAGAAAGAGGCCGAGAAGAAGCGGCAGCGCCACACGCTCGACGGTTTGAAGTTGATCATCGAGGCGGTAACCACGCCTCCCTGGCTGAAGCGGGCAATCCGCCTGGCCCTGGCCAGCCTCCAGCGCCGGGACGACATCGTCACTTGGCTCAAGTCCGCTGCGGACATGGAGAAGAACACGCTCACCGTCTCCCCCGGAAAGACCCAGGGTTATGAGAACCCTGTGCACCTCAAAATCACCATGGGCGCTGCGCTGCGGGAGGTGGTCGGGGAATGCCTGCGCTCGCCGCTCGCGTCGCCCTACCTGATCCACTACAAGCCCAAGGCCCGCCGGCGGGAACAGATCGACGCCAAGGACCACTGGACATCGGTGACGCCTGACTACCTGACCAAAGAGTTCAGCAAGGCCAGGGACGCTGCGCATGCCTACGATCATGTGCCGGCCGGTGAGCGACCCACTTTTCACGAGATCCGCGCGTTGGGTGCCTGGCTGTATGAGCAACAGAAATTCCCACAGGAATACATCCAGGCGCTCATGGGGCACGCGGACGAGAAGATGACGAAGCACTATCAGGAGGGGCACGACGAAAAGAAGATCGAGTACCTGGAGGTGGGCGCCGAATTGGCGTTCTGAGGTGGGAGTTTTGCAAAAGTTTTGCAAATGTTTTGCAAATCGCAGTGTCTAGTCCTGAAATAGGTTTACACCTGTTTTAACCTCAAAACGCCCGATGCACCGCATCGGGCGTTTTGTATTTCAGCGACAGATGAGGCCGCTCGTTGTTATAGATCAGCACCGACTCGTC